TTATGAAGCTTTTCGCGCTCTCTTTTTTGCGCGTGTCGTTGGCGTGTCAGTGATCAGATCTGCCAGCGTGTCGTCGTCCATCGCGTGGCCGTAGGTCTGAAACACGTGCTGGGCCGATTTCCACCCACCTAGCTTCGCGACCGTAATCGGATCGATACGCCGGTGCAGGAGCGCAGTGGCAAAGCCGTGGCGGCAGGAGTGGAAGGTCAGCACCTTGATCTTGGCTCGCTTGCAGGCAGCAAACCATGGGTGCTTCGCCGTATTTCGAGATGAGTAGCCGAACACCTTTTCCGTATCTTCCCGATTGCTGGGAATGTTGGCGAGCGCAGCGACGAGGGCAGGCGGAAGATGCGCCTTGCGCTCCTCGGAAACCTTGGTCTGCCTGATCAGCGCCCGGCGAGCGGTCAGGTCCACGTCTCCCCATCGCAGGTTGATAGCCTCGGTGATCCGGGCTCCCGTGAGAAACATGAAAGCCGCCAGCGCTCCAAGGTGCGGGGTGGACACGGCCATGAATGCCTGCACCCATTCCCACGTCGCAGGCTCCTTCTCCTTCTTCGTGACAGGGAAGCGTTCGACCTTCACATGGCGGCAGAGGTCGAGCGATGCAGCGTGGTTGATTATGGCCATTGTCGGAACGATGAACTGGCGATTTCGTGTTGCCCCGCCAGCGTTCGGAAAGGTGGTGATGGCGCCTTTGCGAACCGCGCCGCCGGTGATGTCCTTCACCGACTTATCCTTCCAGTAGTCTTCGACCTTATCGAGAAAACGGGTTGCCTTCTCGGCATCCCGGTAGAGGATCGCAGCCTGGGCGAACGTCAGGACCGATTCCGGTCCATCGAAATGACCTTTCCACTGACGGGTTTCGAGTTCCGCGATGAACCGCTGGGCGACTTCTTTTTGCGCCGTGCCAGTAGAGCCTCGTAATCTCCGCCCGGCAACGGTGCCCCTATAGTGCCAGATTTCGCCGTCGTCGCGGCGGTAGAGCTTGAGGGGCATGGGCGTGTCGCCTCCATGATTGCGTCAACGTCAGACTTGGTCAGCACCATACGATTGCCCAGAATTCGGCACGCGCCAAGCTTTCTTGCGAAATCTCGTAAACGACGGGGTGACCAGCCAAGATGTTGCGCCATCTCATCCGGCTCGATGTATTCGGGCAGGGTAATCATTCCGTCGCCCTCCCCATGGACTTCAACGCAGCCTGCGCCGCCTCGGCCTGATGCTTCCACAGGTCCCGCTCGGCCGCGACCTGACGTGTTTCGCGCTGGGCATCTGCGGCTCGATATTCGGCCTCGGTCAGCCTGCCGGTAAGCAACCTGATCTCGTCACGGGCTGCTCTAAGCTGGAGGGCCATGCTCATTGCGCAGCCCTCCAGACTATCCCGATCCAGACGCCGGCAATGCCAACGCCTACGATCGAGCCGAGCAGCAGGAGTTCGGCCGGCTGTAGGTGGGCGCGGCCTTTCGGGACCACGCGGTCGGACTTTTCAGGACCTCGATACAGCAGCCATTCGACGACAGCGAGGATAGCATCGCTCAGTTTCAGCAGGCCGCGCGCCAGTGTTATGCGAAGAAGGGCGATGATCACGCGTCACCGTCTTTCTGCCGCTCGTCCGGTGGCGTGGTATGGTATTCATAAACCGTCTTCGCGATGCCGTCCGCGATCCACAGGAGGCTATCGACCCGTTTATCTGTCTCGCCTGCTGGCTGGCCGAACTGGATTTCGCAGGCGACGCTCAACACGTCCTTCAGGTGGCGGAGGCCGCTTTCCAGATCATCGACGGTGTAGCCAATCATGCTGCACCGCCTTGGCGCAATTCACGCCCAGCCGCCTTGGAAATCTCCTTTGACAAGCGAAGAAGCTTCTTTTCGGCTGCATAAGACGCTGTAGGTTCCAGATCGAAATCGAACTGATCGAACGCTACGGCTGCAAGCTTCACGGCAAAGCCCGGAAGGGTCGTCGCCTGCTCCCGGTCGATGGCCCGCATGAGGCGAATGGCTTCTTTGTGCCTTTCCTCGAAGGCCCTGTATGCAGCTTGGTAGCCGCACTGGCGGGCAATATGATTGCGCGTTTTGACGTCTGCAAGCGGCACGTTTTTTTCGTTTGCGGCTTCAATGTAGAGCCTGTATGTCCGCTTTCTTTCCGCCTGAAGAGCGCGGGCCTCCGCCTTGGCGTGCTCGAACTGGCGGCCGAGTTCGACCAGCTTCGCGTCGGTGCTCATTCTGCACCGCCTTTCAGCCCTTCGTGAGAGGCCAATGCATCCCTTACCGGGTCCATAAGATCGATGGCGAGCTTCAGCGCATTGTTCATGGCGCATGCCAGAATATCTTTGTCGCCTATGTCGTTGAACACGCTATCAGACGCATTTGCGCACAGGATCATGATGGCTTCGGCCTGCGAAATGCAGCCCATTATTTCGTCGGCACTCATGTCGCGCTGGGGGACGAAGCGGCTCATTTGTCGTCCTCCCACATCACCGGAACGACGGCATCAAAGTCCCGCAATGCCTGTTCCAGCACAGCGGCCAGACTGTCCAGGTCGCGTTCGTCAACCTCTCCGCCGAACAAGGCACACATGACTGTGCGAACCTTGTCGACGCCGCGATTGAGCGCGTCACCAGCTTCGATTTCTTGCGATTTGATGATTACCTTCATGGCCGGGTCTCCTCATTGAGAAGAGTGGCCGGGCGCTTTGACGCAGCATAGAGAGCCACGCTATGGGCGCGCAATTTCCTACCGACCTCGACCAGTTCGCTGGCCGGCCAGCATAGGGCCTGCTGCATTTCCAAGGTGATCCGGTCACCGCGTGTCAGATAATCGTTAATCAGGAACGCAAGATCAGAGACCTTGTGCATGTCGTCTTCCATGCTTGAGGCAAGCGCAAAGAGATCGGGCATAGTTTCAGCGGTCGCTCGCGTAGCGTCGTTCGTGTTCATGGAAATCTCCATTCGGAATTTGGTGGAGCGCGGGCCAGCCGCGCCGATGTTCGGTTAGGCGGCGTGATACCTGCGGATGGCCGTGTCGAGCCTGCGGCGGGCGTTGTATTCCTGATCCCGCGCGACACAGAACCGAGCGTATTCGTCCTCGGTGTCGGCCTGCATCTGCTTCCACTCTGGCGAGTTCCGCTCGACACGCCCGATCTTGTGTTCGGTCTTCCAAGCCTGATAGGCGTCGACCAGCGTCAGATATGCAGACTTCCGCTTGCGCTCGTGGGCGTGCACGTCCAGCGCGCGTTCGGCGATGTCGCAGATGCGGGTGAGCTTTGTTGTGTCCAGCATCACGCGCCTGCCTTTCCGGTCAGCTTGAACCGGCCTTCGACGAAGGGATGCGTTGCCATCGTGGCACTCATCATCTGGCATTCACCGACGAAGCGTTTGAAGATCGCCGTTACTTCCTTCTTCGCGAAACCGGCATAGTGAGCGCCATCGGCGTCGACGTGCTGGTTTTTCACCAGCGCTCGGATCGTCGGCGAGTAAGGCGTATCGCGCATTACTCTGTCGACGACGACCTCCGACAGTCCGTAGGTCTTATTCATACGTTTCCGGATGTAGACGATGGATTCGCAGTCGGTCGGCATTTTATCCAAAGCGACATGAGCCTGAGCGACTTGGGCGACCTTGGCCTCTATGGCCTTGATCTGCTGTCCTTGCTCAACCTGCCGGCGCTCGTGCTCGGCGATCATGGTGAAGGCGCTGGCGAAGGCCTCGGCCGTAGTCGGGAGGCGAAGCTGCTGACCAGCTTCCAGTTCCTGCCAGCGGTCGACGAGGCGCGCCGTGAACTCCGGCGAGAGCTGTGCGACGATCACGTAACTGTCGCGCTTGCCGATCTGATACTCGGTGGCCTTTCGGCCAAGGGTATCGAGGTATTCCACCGTTGGTGGAAGACCGATTACACCACGCTCCGCAAGGCGCTCGATGGTACGCTTCACGCTATCGTGGCGGGCTTCAAGCAATTCCGCGATTTCGCGGCTGCTCATGGTGATCGGGCCGTTCCCGATCTGTGCCGGTAGAAATCCGGGCGAAGACGTACTATGTTGATGCTGCACTGCAACTTTCCTTGTGAGTGTTGTGGTCTCCGGCTTCGGCGGGGTCTGCGTCGCCAAACTCAAGCCCCGTCGTCGCCATTTTCTCCTTGATCGCCATAACCACTTCGGCATTCAGCGACCGCATGTTCCTAGAGGCCTGCTGGGACAACCATTTCTTGACGTCCGGCGGAACCCGTAGGCTGATTTGTGGATCTGTGCGGCTCATTGACTCCTCATTAACGTTAATCGTGAAATTACGGTGATTTATATTACGGTAATGCTATTGCGGTCAAGCGCAAAAAATCACAGTGATGTATGCGCTTGTGGAGACAGTTATGGCAAAGCCTGGCAGAGGTGCAGATCAATTTCCGTTGCGGTTGCCGCCCGGCATGCGCGACCAGATAAAACGCGCAGCTGAAGACAGCGGCCGCTCTATGAATTCGGAAATACTCGATGTTCTTCGCGAAGCGTTTCCGGAAGAGCCGAGCTTGGATGAATTGACCGATGCGCTCGATTACGCGACCGCGCTGCTGCGCGATCTTCAGGCAAATTCTCAGAGTGGCGATGTTACACGTAGTAGCAAATTCTTGACAGTCCTTGGTCGCGTCGAAGCTACCAACGATGAACTCTGGAAGTCGATTTCCAAAGAACGCATTCCGGCGGCAGTGTTGCTTCGTCCGGATGTCGTTGAAAGGCTTGCTGCCTTGCAGAAGGAGTATGATCTCGCGATCGGTCTGCTCGATGGCATTGCCAACGACTTGATTCTGATGAGCCTTGAACGGATTTCGAGCGGCGAAGAGAATCTCAAAGTTTGGGTCGGAGAAGGAAATGGGCGGCGAATGCTTGAGATCAAGCCGCCAGATCGGCGCGACTGAGCCCCCACCCGCAGGCGGCCACGAGTTCATCACGCAAACCCTCGCCGCTCTTCGCTGAAGACTTCGCCCCTGCCACCCTCCACGCGCACCCGCCCCGCTGACGCTGTCAGCGGCATAGGCGTCTGTGGCGGGAAGAGTATAGGGCATGTCGGCTCCGTTCACTTACGGTGCCAGTAAGTATCGCTTTCGCAGAAAGTGCAAGGGCAAATTTCAGCGGTCTACGAGTTCGCCCCAGGGGACAATGCGGTGGATCGCCTCAATGTCTTGATTTTCAATGATGGTTTCAGCCGACGGGAAAAATGACGCGACCTTCCAGCCGCTGCCTTCGCGGCCTAAAAGTTTCCTCATTCGCCACTTCTGTTGACTTTCTTCGCCGCCCTTGAGTTTGATGACGGCGTAGTCACCCGGCACGGCAGGCCGCCCCGGCTGAACGTAAAACAGTTCACCCTCCTCGTACCGAGGCGCAAGAACAGGTGTGACGACATAGAGGGCATAAACGCTACCGGGCTTGCCGGCCTGCTGGTAGCTCTGCGGCCGCCGGACGAAGTCTATGATCTCGTTTGATCGGTAGAAATCCGCATCTCCGTCGCCAAACAGTGCGCTGTAAACCGGCACATCTCGCGGCCGAACGGGGTCAACAGGACTTCCGTCCAGAAACCGGATGAATTCATCATTGATGTCCCGATTCTCAGGCCGACGATCACTAACGTAGCGAACGACCTCGCTTTCCAATCCTTCAGGCTGGCCTAAAGGGGTGATTGCCTCGATCTTCACCATCCCGGATGTGGCGGCGGCGAGATTCAAGTCCAGAAGATCGCAGACCCTGATCAGGTTCTCGGTAGATGGCTCCGTCGAGCCATTTTCCCATTGACTGATCGCGACACGTGAAATCCCAAGCGCTTCAGCGACGGCCTGCTGAGACAGGCCCTTCTGCTTCCGCGCGGTTGCTATGGCTTTTCCGAGAAACTGTGACATCGACAGCCATTCTGACGAAAGTCGCTTGCGCTTTCAATGAAAGTTTGACTTACTTACGACACTTTCGCCATTAGGGTTACCGCCTCATGAATGTCGTACTTGCCTTCGCGCTTCGAAAAGCCGGCGGACGCATAGCGCTCGCCAAGAAGCTCAATATCAGCCCCCAGGCGATTTCCCAATGGCGGGAGGTTCCTGTGCATCGCGTGCTGGAGATCGAGCGGATCACCGGCTTGAGCCGATCCGATTTACGGCCGGACATCTACCCTCCACATGATGACCCGAGGTCTGTCGCATGACCTCACCAACCCTAACCCGCACCCCTGACAGCACAATCTTGGCATGCTGCCCGCAAACCGGTCGCGTGGTGTCCGGCCGATTGCTGGGCCATGCGGTCGAGCGTCTCTCATGCGTGCGTCCCGCAGATGGACGTGCGTACATGCACATGCATGAGGGCAAGCCATGAGCATCATCGACGATCAGATGAATGCTGAGCAGGAGCGAGCATTCCTTGCGTGGCGTGATTTGCGCAGCAAAGCATTGGAAACTGGCGACAAGACAGACGCCCATGCTGCCGGCAAGGCATTCGCCAGCTTCTTCTATCTCTATGTCGCAAACACCTACCGGCCGTCATCCGCGATCGGGAGGCATACACTTTGACGTTTGCGCAAATACCTGACGACGCATTCGTTCCCGAGATTGAACAGGATGTGCTCGGCACCCTGTTGTTCGGCGGCGATTTCCGGAAAGTGATGGCGTATCTGCGGGAGGATCATTTCATTCCCGATGCCCACCGGCTCATCTACCGTGCGATGCGCGCGGCGCACGAACAGTTTGGCACAACCAACCTGGCTGTTGTCGGTCGGCTGCTGCCCGCTGATATCGATCTCAAGTTCAATCAAGACACCGGCCAGCCTCCGATGGCCTATATGGCATCCCTTGCCCGCGCGGTGGTCAATGGCCCTGCCGGTCTGGAGCGTGGCGCACGGGCTGTCATCCAGCAATGGGCGCGCCTGAAAGCTGCCGAGGTTGGGAGGAACCTGCGCGCAGCCGCGCATGAGGCGACCTCGGATCCGAAAACGATCATTCAGGGAGTAGCTGCCGATCTCGACAATATTGCTGCCGAACTTCGTGCAGGGCCGCGCCGAAAGACTATGCACAACCTCGATGAGGCAACGGAGGCAGCTCTGCATGATGTCCGGGATGCCATGGCGCGGGGGAACGGCCTTACCGGGCACACATGGGGGTTGACGGACATCAACGCAGCCACTGGCGGTATCCATCCGGGCGAGATGGTCATCGTTGGCGCGCGCCCATCAATGGGCAAGACCGCGTTCGCACTTTCGGTCGCGCTTCGGACTGCCGGTGCCGGCGTGGGGGCTGGCTTCCTGTCGCTCGAAATGGGCGCGAAGAAGCTTGCCATTCGCCGCCTTACGGACATCGCATACGATTGGAAGGTCGAAATTCCCTACACCAACCTGATCAAGGGAACCGTAACCGAAGCCGAACTGTCAGCCATCGTGCAGGCCAATCAGGATGCCGACCAACTTCCTCTATGGATCGAGGAACAGTCAGGACTGACGATTTCCGACATTCGCGTGAAGGTCGAGCGGATGGCCGAACAGGCTGAAGCACGAGGCGTAAAGCTTGGTGTGCTGATCGTCGACTATCTCCAGTTGATCAAGCCATCTGCCCGCTACTCGGGAAATCGCGTTGGTGAAGTCACGGAAATTTCTTGGGCGCTGCGCGAACTCGGCCGAGAGTTCGGGTTAGGCATCATCGCTCTTTCACAGCTTTCGCGCCAACTCGAAAGCCGCGACGACAAGCGCCCGCAGCTTTCCGACCTCCGCGAATCGGGCTCCATCGAGCAGGACGCCGATATGGTCGCCTTCCTCTTCCGTGAGGCTTACTACCTCGAAAAGGCCAAGGGGAAGGACAAGGACAAGGAGGACGACCGCCTTAGTCGCCTCATAGACGTTCGGCATGATCTGGAATTCATCATCGCCAAGCAACGCAACGGCCCGACGAAGACGATCAAGCTTTTCGTCGACATTGCGTGCTCGGCCGTCAGAAACGCGGCGAGGCTGTGATGAGCAGAGCGAGCCGATCGTGGACGTGGCGCCATGCCATTATCAAATCCCGCCTTTCGCCCACAACGCGCCACGTGTTGCTGACGATCTCGGTGTTCATGAATGACGCCGGTGACGGTTGCTATCCCACGACGAAGCAGCTTGCGGACGCCACAGGGCTCTCCGAAAGGTCCGTCTGTACGCATATCGAAGCTGCCAGAGATGCTGGCTGGCTGTCGGTATCCGTGCACGGCTTCAAGGGTCAGAAGTGGAAAAATCACCAATACGAAGCAGCATGGCCGGAGGATGAAGGCACTGAACCTGACGACAAAAAGGCACTGAAGGAGGTTCAGCAGCAAGGCACTGAAGCACGTTCAGTGCGCCCCGGAAAGGCACTGAACCTCTTTCCAAAAGGCACTGAACCTGACGACAAAAAGGCACTGAAGGAGGTTCAGTCTACCAGTCCAGTAACCACTCCAATAACCAATAGTATGTCCGAACCGGGTTCGGACGCTCCCCGTCCTTCGCGGAAAAAACGGGAGTATCCGGAAGCCTTCGAGGCGTTCTGGCAACCGTACCCTCGGACCCCGATCATGTCGAAGCAGGAAGCATTCGACGCTTGGAAGAGGCTAGACACGGAACAACGGGCAGCCTGTGTGGCAGCCGTCCCGGCATTCGCCGCCTACTGCAAGACTAACCCCGATTACCCGCCGATCCATGCATGCCGCTTCATCAGCAAGGGCCGGTACCTGTCCTTCGCGGAGCAGACGACCACCCCCCAGCGGCGCTTGGTCACTGACGATGACTGGCTGAAGCGTTTGAACTTCGCCCGCAGCAGCCGGCAGTGGCATGTCGAAAACTGGGGCCCGATGCCGGGAAAGAACGGCTGTCAAATTCCTGAATACCTCCTTCAACCAAGCGACGGCCAAGGTTGGATCGTATGGGAGGCATGAGCATGTCGGGGCATTTGCTTACAATTTCGGCACCCACACTCATAGTTGGTTTACGGCGTAGCGGGGACAGCGGGCGAAAGTTACGCAAGGTCATCGCCGCAAACTCATCCTCACTGCATGCAGATGAGGCCCACATTTCTGAGGGCTGCCATCACAAAATCTTTGAGGGAATGAGCATGAATACCAAGCAGAAAATCGCCGGCATCGACGTCACTGGAATCGTAGCCGCCAAGCCGACGACGGGAGAGCCCATCTGCGAGTGGGTAGATCCCCGCAGCCTCTATGTAGACCACGAATACCAGAGAAAGGTCGGAGAAAAGGGCCTCCGTCAAATCCGGCGCATCGTGCAGAATTTTTGCTGGGCAAAGTTTAAGCCGCCAGTCTGCGCTTACTCCGATCATGAAGGCCGCACGGTGTTGATGGTGCTGGACGGTCAGCATACGGCTATCGCGGCGGTGTCAAATCCCTACATAAACATGATCCCAATCATGATTGTGGATGCACCGGACACTCAGTCGCAGGCGTCCGCATTCGTCGGGCAGAATACAGAACGCGTGGGCGTGACGCCGTTGCAGTTGCATCAGGCATCGGTGGTTGCCGGTGATCCTGAAGCTCAAACTGTTGAACTGGTCTGTGCACGCGCCAATGTCAAAATCGTGAAGTCGGTACCGGGCGGAGCGAAGTACCAGCCGCGCGAAACTATTGCCATATCGTCATTACGCGGACTCATCGATCGCCATTCGGCGCCGGGTGCCAGACGAATTCTTGAGGTGTTAGCGGACGGCGGTCTCTCACCGATCACTTCCCAGCACATCAAGGCAGGTGAACTCCTAATGTCCGACAAGGAGTACGCATCGCGTTTCGAGCCGGCGGACCTTTCTATAGCTATTGGCGAACTATTCCTTACCGCAGAGGACGAAGCCAAAACGTTTGCACACATGAACCGCATTCCCGTCTGGAGGGCGCTGGCAGCCGTCTGGTTTAGGAAGACGAGAAAGAAGAAGGCAATGCGACTGGCCTCCTGATCCTGTCGAGTGGAGCGCGCTTACAGGCGCGCTCATCAACAGTCACCCAGTAAAGCAAGGACTGCCGATGCATATAAGCGAACGACTTGCCCGCGAAGCCTATGATTGCCTCAATCCGTGGCGAGCAATGGCAGACGCCAAGCCAGACGGCACGATCTGCGAACTGCTGTTCAACGACATGGCTGGAGAGTTCGAAACCGCCCTCCGGTATTTCCTTGATCGTGATGGCCGATGGTTTCGCATCGATCCGCCCGCGCAGATTTACACGCCTCCCATGAACTGGCGGCCGGCCGTGGCCAAGCTCACGCCGGAGCGCCGCCTCTATCTCAAACGCCAGGCCGAAAAGAGGTTCACCACATGACCAGGAAGACGAAAGCTGCGCAAAAGAAGCCCGCTGTTCCCAAGGTGCCCAAGGAGGAAAAGGAGCAGGTGCGCGCACGTAAAGCCGCTGGGTTGGACTATGCTCTGACGGTCGATGGTCACGGCCGCGAAAGGCTGATCAACGGAACCGCCGAAGCAGAACGCAAACTGGAAAAGAGCCAGTCCGGCGTGGTGCGCGTCAGAACTGTCGATCCGCTTGTCGGCATCAGTTCGTTGACATGGCAGCAACGAGAAGCTGGAAAGCGCTATCGGGATGAGTTCGAAGCGTTCTCATCCGTTGGCGCAAAGGGCATCGCCTATCAGGTACGTGTGGACGGCGGGGCACTTGGCGGCGGCATTCCGGCAAAGGCCATCGACACTGGCCGCGCCTTCAAGAAGGCAACGGACGCCATCGGCCACTGGGATGTTTCCAGCGTGGTTCAGGCGGTGTGTTGCTCTGGCTCGTCCATCTCGGAAGTAGCCAAGCAGGTCGACGAGTCTCGCGACGTGGTGGTCAAGCTCCTGAAGATCGGCCTTGACAATCTCGCTGTGGAATACGGCATCCTTGTTCCGCGCCGCCCTCGCGTTGCTTGAACCTTGCCGGCAGTTATGCTACTGATTTGCCTAGTTGCAGGAGTTGCGACCGAAACCCGCCAAATCAGGCGGGTTTTTTGTTGGTTGGCAAGCGATCGAGGCGAGAGAACGCGGTTAGCATGACGCGCCACTGACAGCCGGTTTCAGTCCGGCGCACCGCCTCGCACCCTATCGGGAGCGGTGAGGCCAAGTCACTTCTGGTTGAGGCGCTTCAATATCCCTTCGAGATTGTGATCGATGGCTGCGAGAGACACCGCAATGCTCTCAAGCGCGTCCAAGACCTTTTCCTCGAATGGAAGTTGGTTGTTCATATCAATTGTCGGCTGGAATGGACGAACCGTATTCGGCGGTCCGGATTTGCGAAACATTCTCTTAGTCGGATCCAATGCCATTTCTTGCCCTCCCGCTTTGAAAACAATCAAAGGTAACCACACATGGCGCTGACCGACAAGCGACGGGTTGTGCGCTCGGCAGGGCTCGAACCTGCAACCTACGGGATCGAAGCCCGGTGCTCTATCCATTTGAACTACGAGCGCGTGGCGGGGAACATATCATCCAATGTCGAGCATGCCACTGGCTCACCGCAGGACCACCACCGAGCGCGGCTACGGCTGGCAGTGGCAGAAGCTGCGCCTTGTCATCCTCGCACAGGAGCCGTTGTGCCGGTTCTGCAAGCAGGCAGGGAAGATCGTCCAGGCTGATGAGGTCGACCACATCGACAGTGACAGCTTCAACAATGAATGGGAGAACCTGCGGCCGCTGTGCCGCCCCTGCCACCTGAAACGCACTGCCAAGGACCAGGCATTTGGCAAGCACCAGTGGCGGCCGGAATGGCTGCGACCCTCAGCAATCCCGCTGGTGATCGTGTGCGGCGCCCCTGCTTCGGGCAAGAGCAGCTACGTCAGGGAGCGTGCCGGCCCCGGAGATCTGGTGATCGACCTCGATGTCATCGCCTCGGAACTGTCGGGCCAATCGCTTCACGGGTGGGACAGAGCCAAGTGGCTGACGCCAGCGATCCGCGCCCGCAACGAGATGCTGGGCGACATCATGCGGTCAACGGCGCAATGGCCCCGTGCATGGCTGATCGTCTCCGAGGCCAGACCGGACAACAGGCAATGGTGGGCAGACACGATGCAGCCCGAGCGCATCATCGTGCTGGAGACGCCGCCAGCGGTATGCATGGCCCGTGCGAAGGCAGACAGCGCCCGCCCGAGGGAGATCACCTTCGAGGCGATAGGCAAGTGGTGGAGCGCCTACGAGCGCAGGGAAGGCGATGAGGTGGTGAGGCATGGCGCGTAACGCAGGTGAGATCGTCATTGATGGCAGGGAGCTGATGTCCAGCCTCACCGTAAGCATCCGCATGTCCCGCATGTTCGGTGTCCGCATCTGGATAGCGACGCGGCTGTTCGAACTTGCCGGACTGGTCACAGGCTGGAACGTCGTGGTTGAGATCGAGGGCGACGAGGAATGAGCAAGATCGTCACGTCCGAGGTGAACGAGCGTCGGCATCGCGTCATCATCGATCGGCATGAGTTGAAGCGCATCGTGGGTGAGGCTGTCGCCAAGGAGCTTGGTATCCGACACGCCGCACATGGCCAGACGTGGGACTTCAGCTTCAAGGACGAGACGGAAGGCCCCCCCGGCTACAAGGTCGGGACAGGCTGCATTGTCGATGTGGTCGAGGACCTGAGGCCACAGGATGCCAAAGACGACACAAGGCGCGAATAACAGGTCAAGCACTATTCGGCCGTTTCTCGGGTGGGAGGGGGAGGGTCAAAACCTTTCATGGTTCGATCCCTGACCGGCGGCCCCAAGGAAACTTCTGCGCGTGCAAAATGAAGGACATTTTTGATGGCCGGTAGAAAGCGCACGCCTGATCACTTGAAAATCGTCGCGGGAACCGCGCAGCCCTGCAGGATGAACCCAGACGCGCCCGCCTCAGTTACTGGCACGATGGAGGCACCGGCATGGCTGTCTGCCCGCGCATCCGAACTGTTTGACCAACTTGCGGTGATCATCGCTGACATGGGGATCGCGTCTGTTTCGGATGCCGCGATGCTGGCGATGGCGGCGTCCCGTCTTGAGGAAATCGAAATCTGCACGGCGATGATCGAGGACGGCGGCCGGACCTTTGTCAGCGGCGTGAAATACGACGACGAAGGGCGGATCGTCAGTCAGCAGATCAAGGGGCATCCGGCCGTGGCCCAGCGCAGTGAAGCGATGCGGCATGCGCAGTCCTTGCTCGCAGAGTTCGGCTTATCGCCGTCCGCGCGCTCGAAGGTGTCAGTGAGCAAGCCAAATGAAAAGAACCCCTTCGCGGCGCTCGGCTGAACACCCGCATGTCGAGGTCGGCAATCGCTACGCCAAGGAGGTAGTCGCAGGGAAGATACCGGCCTGCAAGTGGGTTCGGCTGGCATGTCAGCGTCACCTCGACGACCTTGCCCGGCAGAGGGATCGAGCATTCGATTACAGGTTCGATCCGACGGCGGCCGAGAAGGTCTGCCAGTTCGTCGAGCTCATGCCGCACACGAAGGGCGCTTGGGCATCGCGCGGCGAGACGCTGGTGATGCAGCCGTGGCAGGTGTTCCTGACCATCTGCATCTTCGGCTGGATCAGCAAGGTCGATGGGTTTCGCCGGTTCCGGCGGGCGCTTCTCTTGGTCCCCCGGAAGAACGGAAAAAGCGCATGGGCGGCGGCCATCGGCCTCTACATGCTGGCGGCGGACAGTGAACACGGTGCCGAGGTCTATTCCGGTGCCACGACAGAGAAGCAGGCATGGGAGGTTTTTCGCCCGGCGCGCATCATGGCAATGCGACAGGCGGCGTTCCGCGAGCACTACGGCGTCTCGGTCAATGCGTCGAACCTGCACATGCTGAGCAACGAAAGCCGGTTTGAACCGGTGATCGGCAAGCCGGGCGATGGTTCCTCGCCGCACTGCGGATTGATCGACGAGTATCATGAACATGCGACCGACGACATGCTCGCGACGATGCAGACCGGCATGGGAGCGCGGGATCAGCCATTGATCCTCGTCATCACAACGGCGGGCTCCAACATCGCCGGTCCCTGCTACGCCATGATGCAGGAAGCACGCCGCATGCTCGACGGGATCGTCGATGACGACGAACTGTTTGCGCTGATGTACGGCCTTGATCCGGAGGACGATTGGACAGAGGAAGCCTCGCTTCGGAAGGCGAACCCGAATTTTGGTGTTTCGGTTGGTGACAAGTTCCTGCTGTCGGAGCAGCGCCAGGCGATCAACAACGCACGGCACGTTTCGCGCTTCAAGACCAAGCACCTGAACGAATGGGTCAACGCGAAGGAAGTTTTCTTCAACATCCAGCGCTGGATTGAAAGTGCGGTGCCGGGCCTCTCGATCGATGATTTCGCCGGCCAGCCTTGCCGGATCGGGCTCGATCTTGCGTCCAAGGTGGACGTGGCCGCGATGGAGATCACGTTCAAGCTCGACGAGTGCGACTGCCCGAAGGCGGCGGAACTGATCAAAACGGATTTCAAGTTCGCGCGCTTCGGCCGCTACTACCTGCCGTCAGCCGCCATCGAGAAGGGTGAGAACGAGCACTATCAGGCGTGGCACCGCGACGGCCTCATCGTCCAGTCGGACGGCGAGATGAACGACATGACGCTGATCCGCGATGACATTCTCGGCATCCGCGACAAGCACCAGCTTCTGGAGGTCGCCTACGATCCGGATCAGGCGCGCATGATGGTGAGCGAGCTTCAGGCCGAGGGCATCACCTGCACGGAAGTCTTCGCGACGATGAAGAACTTCTCCGAGCCGATGAAGGAAATGGACGGTCTGATCCGTGAGCGGGCCATCGCCCATGACGGCGATCCGATCTTCACATGGATGCTGTCGAACGTCGTGACCAAGGCCAACCACCGCGATCAGGTCTATCCGCGCAAGGAGCGCGACGAAAACAAGATCGACGGCCCGGTGGCGCACATCATGGCGCTGGGTCGGTGGATGATCGCCGATGAACCCGCGCCGGCATCGCCGTGGGATGACCCTGAATTTTCTCTGGTGAACGCATGAAACTGTTCGGCTTCAACGTTCGGCGCGAGGTGCGCTCTGCCACGTCGCCCGAGAACGAGAGCGTTCCCGTCAGCGCGGAGAACTTTCTTTCGTTCTTTGGCGTGCAGTCTGTCGACCTGCCGCCTGTCACTATTGATCGAGCTTTGACCGTACCGGCGGTTGCGGCGGCTGTGGCGTTCCTGTCGCGTACGCTGGCCGCGCTGCCGCTGCATGCCTACCAGTCCTCAAAGGACGGCGCGAAGCGCGTGAGTGGCAAGCTCGGCGCGGTCGTTCACGACAATGCCAACGACGAAATGTCGAGTTTCCTGTTTCGGCAATATTTCTGGCAGCAGGTGTTTACCGGCGGCCGTGGATTGGCGTGGATCGAGCGGGATGGCAGGGAAATCGTCAACCTGTGGCCGATGGACCCGCGTAAGGTCACCGTCAAACGGGTTGCCGGGCGCCGGATCTACAAGTTCGAGAACAAGGAATACCCGGCCGCCGATGTGATCGATGTGCCGTTCATGCTGAAGGCCGATCAGCTTTCGCACTACGGGCCGATCAATCTGGCAGCCAAGGCCATCCAGCTTGCTATTGCCATGAACGATTATGGTTCGAACTTCTTTGCTGGCGGCGGCGTTCCGCCTCTGGCGATTTCAGGGCCATTACCGCAAGGCGATCCGGCATTGAAGCGTGCGGCCGGCGACGTGGACCGGGCCATCAAGTTCGCCAAAGAGAACAAGAGTCCCATCCTGCCGATCCCGGCTGGCCACGAACTGAAGCCGGTGGGCTTTGATCCTGCCAAGGGCCAGATGGTCGAGGCACGGCTGTTTCAGATCCAGGAGATTGCGCGGTCGTGGCAGATGCCGCCGGCCTTCCTACAAGACCTGAGCAAAGGCACTTTCGCCAATGTCGAGCAACAGGACCTGCATCTGGTCAAGCATCTGATCGGCCAATGGTCGGAAGCGCTCGAAGGCGAGATGAACCTGAAGCTGTTCGGCCGAGAGAGCGGCGGCTTGTACGTCGAGCACAATCTGGACGGCCTGATGCGCGGCGACTTCAAGTCGAGGGTCGAGGGTATCGCCCGCGCCATCCAGACCGCGCAGATTACGCCTAATGAAGGGCGGGCGCTGGAAAATCGGCCGAGGCACAAGAACCCGGATGCCGACGAATTGCTGGTCCAGGGCGCGACCGTGGTGCTCGGCAAGCAGCCGGTTCAGTCGGCATTGCCGAAGCCGGCAGACGATAACGGAGAGGACGACAATGCCGAAGCCTGACATTGAAAAGCGTAGCGGCATCCCGGCCGAAATCCGCGCCGATGAGACCGGCGTCAAGGTTTCCGGCTACGCAGCCGTGTTCAATCAGGAGGCTGACATCGGCGGTTACTTCCGTGAGGTCATCCTGCCCGGCGCGTTTCGCAAGGCGCTGGGATCGAACGATGTGCCTTTCCTGATCAACCACGCGGGCCTGCCGCTGGCGCGTACCCGGTCGGGCACGCTCAAGCTGACGGAAGACAGCCATGGGCTGAAGATCGAGACGGAGCTGGATGCGAGCGACCCGGACGTCCAGCGGATCGTGCCGAAGATGAAACGCGGCGATCTCGACAAGATGTCCTTTGCGTTCCGCGCAACCGTCCAGCGCTGGGACGATACGCAGGACCCGCCGCTTCGCACCGTCGAGGAAGTCGAATTGTTCGACGTATCGGTTGTGACGGACCCTGCCTATGACGGGACCTCCATTGCGCTGCGCTCGCTCGATGAGGCACGCAAGGAAGGCCGACGCCAGCACAACGCCGCCGCGTTCGCCCGGCGCAAGGCCGAGGCTGAAGCCCGGTTCCGCAACATCATCTGAGTTTACCCGGCATTTGCCGGAGGGCGTGGCAAGCATCCCGCTTCCCGTCTCCACCGCCTGCTTTCGAGCGGGCCTTTCGACGTTGAGCACATGGGAGATCATCATGCTCAAGGAACTGATCGAGAAGCGGGAAAAGCTCGTAGCCGACGCCCGCTCTGCCCTGGACGAGATCAAGAAGAATACCGACGAGGCCCGCGCTGCGGAACTCGAAAAGCGCCATGACGACATCATGGCTGACTTCGACAAGGTCGAGGTCCAGATCGCGCGGGAGCAGCGCATGGCGGCTGCGCAGAAGCGCATCGATGACGCGGCGGCCGAGGAACGCGCGAAGAAGCGTCCCAATCCCGGCGATGGTGAAGCGCGCGGTCAGGACGAGGGTGAGGCTCTGGAATACCGTCAGGTCTTCCACAGGTTCATCGCCTGCGGTGGCGATCCGACCGAACTTTCCAGCGAGGAGCGTTCGGTGCTCAGGGCCGGCGTGCAGGCCAAGGCCGAGTTCCGCGCTCAGGTCACCGGCATGCCAGCCTCCGGCGGCTACACGGTTCCGACCGAGCTTGCCAACGAAATCATCAAGTCGATGAAGGCATGGGGGCCGATGTACGATGAGGACATCTGCACCGTCATGACCACGGCGAGCGGCAATCCGATCAAGATCCCGACGGTCGATGACACGGCGGTGACTGCCGGCAAGCACACCGAAGGCACGGCGCTCACCGATGACGGCGGTAAGGACGTCACCTTCGGGCAGAAGTCGCTCGACGCCTACGTCTACGACACCGAGTTCGTCCGCTTCTCGATGGAGCTGGCGCAGGACAGCATCTTCAATATGGAGGCGTTGCTTGGCGGATTGCTCGGTGAACGTCTCGGCCGCATCGCCAATAAGGAACTGACCGTTGGCGCCGGCACGACTGATCCGAACGGCGTCGTCACGGCGTCCAGCCTTGGCAAGACCGCAACTGCGGTGGCCGCGATCACCTATGACGAGATCATCGACCTCGTGCATTCCGTGGACCCGGCTTACCGGACCTCGCCAAAGGTGCGCTTCATGTTCAATGACGGCACCCTTGCGGCGCTGCGCAAGCTGAAGGATGCGGAGAACCGCTACATCTGGTCGGCCGGCGACGTGCAGAACGGCGTTCCCGGCACCATCCTCGGCTACCGCTATTCCATCAACCAGGCGATGGACAGCCTTGCGGCGGCCAAGAAGGTCATGCTGTTCGGCGACTTCGGCAAGTACTTCGTCCGCAAGGTCGGCTCGCCCGTCATCGGAGTGCTGCGCGAGCGCTTCTGGCCGGACCTCGGCATCGCCGGCCTGATCCGTTTCGACGGCGAACTGGGCGATACCGCAGCCGTCAAGCACCTCATCACCGCCGCCACGTAAGTTCGGCTTTGCAAGGCGGGCGGCTCCGGTCGCCCGCACTCAAAACCGAAGAAGTGAGGAGTGTTCCCAATGAAAATCAGGATGCTGACGTCCTTTGCCGGAACGGACTTCACCGTATCGGCAAACGAAGAAACCGAACGCTTTACTGAAGCGGAAGCCGTTCGCATGATCGAGGCGGGATATGCCGTACCGGTTGCCGCGCCGAAGGTCGAACGCGCCGTGAAGACGCCGGCCCCGGAAAAGCGCGGTTGACCATGTGGTATCCGTCGACCGTCTTAGCCGCGCCGGCCGCCGAGCCGGTGACGTTGGCCGATGCACAGGTGCAATGCGGCATCTTGCCGGGCGAGACGCATTTCGACACGCTGCTCAACCGGCTGATCAAGGCGGCGCGCGCGCATGCGGAGGAATACTGCAATGCCCGATGGGCGGAGCAAACCATCTCGTCGCAGTGTGACAGCTTCGCCGATTTCGCCCGCCTATCTGAAGGCCCGCTGAAATCGGTCACGACCATCGGATATGTCGACGCGTCCGGCGCTGCGCAGGTCCTCGATGATGCGGTCTATCAGGAGCAAAAGGACGGGCTGGAGCCGTCGATCTCGATCAAGTCCGGTCAGACGTGGCCCCGTATCCGCTTAGGCTCCCGGATCACCCTGACGGCCGTCTATGGCGGCGCGGTTCCCGAGAGCGTGCAGCATGCCATGCTGATGCTGATCGGTCACTGGTTCGTCAATCGTGATGCCGTGGTCACCGGCACCATCACAACGACGATCCCCATGAGTGTCGATGCACTGCTCAGCAATCATCGTCGAGGTGCATGATGGCGCGCACCGGCAACATGACCATCCGTGTCCATTGTCAGAAGACGGTCGACGCCCTCGACGAACTGGGCCATCCCGTTCCGGGCGGCGGCAAGTGGGAAACGCAGTTCACCGTTCTGGCCGCATTCGAGCCGAAGACCGGCGGTGAGCAGGTGCTGGCCGGCCGGCTGCAAGGCATCCAGGCCTATATCGTCACGATCTGGCAGAGCGAGGACACGCGAAAGATCACGGCTGGCTGGCGGCTGGTCGACGCGGACAACGCTGCCCGCACCTTCAATATCCGCTCCCTGTTCGATCCTGACGGGCGCCGGCTGAAGCTGGAAATGCTCGTCGAGCACGGCGTGGCCACCTGATGGCGATCCGGGCCAAATTTGTCGGACGTGAGAAGCTGGCAAGGCGACTGCGCGATCTTGCCCCTGACATCGACCAGGAGGCGGCCAAGGCGCAGCTTGAGGCTGCCGAGGAACTGGCTGAGGCAATCGAGCAGCGCGCGCCGATCGGTGAGACCGGCGATTACCGCTCCAGCATCCGGGGTGGCAGGCTCAGCGACAACCCCGGCGCTGCGGTGTTCGGCCTGCGTCAGACCAAGGACAAGAACGCGACCGGCATCTTCGCCAGTTTCTTGTGGCGTTGGCTGGAATACGGGACCGCCGATCGCACCGTCAAAAAGACCGGGAAGTCGTCTGGGAAGATGGAGAAGCAACCCCACATCTTCCCGACCTACCGCCAGCATCAGAAGCGCATCAGGCGCAAGGTCGCCAACGCCATCAACCGCGCTGTGCGCAGGGCGCAGAAGAAATAGCCATGGCCTCACCTGCAAGAGAACTGGTCCTGTTCGCCCGCGACAGGCTGCTGAAGGCAGCGAACGTCACGGCGCTGGTCGGTAATCGGGTCTGGTATCGCGCGCCAGAAGACGCCGCTTTTCCGCACATCGCCAACTTCGACACGTTCGGCGTTCGCGACGACGCGACCTGCATCACCGCCGAAGAGATCACGCTGAACGTCCATGTCTGGACGCGCGACGGCATGGATCCGCTGCAGGATGCCCGTGCTATCGCCTACGAGGTCGGCCGCGCCCTGCATGGCTACCCGCTGGCGCTGCCGAGCAATCAGCTTGTGACGCTCGATCATCGCGGTGATCGCATCTTCTACGACCGCGACGAGCTAACCGGCCACGGCGTCGTCGAGTTCCGGGCAATCGTCCAGTCAAACGCCTGACGCCTCCACCGCCCTTCGGCAAGGCATCCATCACCGAAAGGATACCACCATGGCCCAGCATCCCGGCCGGCTTTTGCTTATCAAGATCAAGACCGCACCCGCCACGTTCGCCAACCTGTGCGGCATGAAAACCCGTTCGTTCAACCTCTCGGCCAACGAGGTCGACACGACGATTCCGGACTGCAACAACCCCGGCGCAGCGGTTCAGAAGACCGCAGAACCGGGCATCGTCAATCGATCCTTCAACGGTTCGGGCGCATTCGTCAGCGGCGCCACCCAAGCCGTTCTGATGACGAACGTCCGCAACGGCACGGTGTTCGAAGCACAGGTCGTCGTTCCCGGCGAAGGGACCTATGAAGGCTCGTGGATGGTCTCGGATTTCGAGTTCACCGGCGAGATGGAGGGAAACATGGAGTTTTCGGCCACGTTCTCGGCCGCCGGTCCGCTTTCCTTCACTGCTGAGGCCGTCACGCCGGTCAACTCGCTGCTGCCGTCGATCGCGGGTATTGCCGAGGAAGGTTCCGAACTCAAAGCCTACCCCGGCGAATGGACCGGCAACCCGGTCTTCACCTTCCAGTGGAAGAAGGACGGCGCCAATATCTCGGGCGCGACTACCGACGCCTATACGCCTGTCGCAGGCGATGTCGGCTCGACCATCTCGGTTACCGTCACGGCCACGAACAGCACCGGCAGCGCTTCGGCTACGTCGGGCGGTACGGCTGATGTGGTGGCGGCATGAGCAGCCTTCCTGTCAACGGCGCGCGGGGCGAAGTCGCCCTGCGCGTGGGCACCGTCGATCTCGTGATTGCCTGCGAGATCGGCCGGCTTGCAGCGGTTTCCACCGCGCTGGATTGCAAGTCGTTCGTAGACCTTTATCAGCGCCTTCTTGGTGCCGAGGTGGCCGCGACCATGGCGGCGATCCAGCATCTGACCGTGAAAGGCGATGCTGGCCAGGCCGCGCAGGAATTGCGGCTGACCGACTTCGCCGCCTGCAAGAACGCCTTCACCGCAGCTCTGATGCACCATATCGGCGAAGACGAGGGAAAAGCCGAGGCCGTCGAGGAAGGCAAGGCGGCGACGAAGACAAGCCCTTCCCGTTCCGCGACTGGCTGAAATCGGCAATCGGCCCGATGGGCTGGCGGCCACCGGAGTTCTGGGCCGCCACCCTCTCGGAGTTTTTCGACGCCGTGGACGCATTCAACGACATGCATCGCGATCCGAAAGAGGTTGAAGCGCCGAGCGAAGACGAAATGGCGAAGCTGCTGGAGCGGTATGGGTGATCCCGCTCTAGAGATTGCAGAACGCTATAGAATTGCTCCCGCTGTATGGGGAGAAGATATGCAGCTTCCATCCCGAAAGTTCGTATTTCGCATCCCTGGTTGTCTTCGAGATAATCGGACAGAAGCCTCTGGCCTCGGTGCTGCTTGTGTTCATCCAGACTTTGATATTGTGGCCCGAGGCAATCGCGCAAGGTTGTGTCGAAAGCCCATTCGTATCGAAAAATTTGCAAAGCGCCTTTGCGTGCTGAAGCGATTTTAGCGAAGAAGATTCCGCCTGTGCGACCCCGGCTTGAGCCAAGATCAAGCTGGCGACAATGCCCGCGATCAACTTCATCCCAATCCCTCCACCGAGTTAGACGCTATGGCAACTGACCTTGAACAACTTGTGCTGTCAATCTCGGCGGACAACCGTCAGATGCTGCGCGTTCTCAAAAAGCTTGAAGGCGATACCGGCTCGACGACGCGCAAGGTTGAAAAGCAGTTCGACCAGATGGCCAAGCGGATCGATGCGCGATTGAGCGGTATCGGGACAGGTTCGTTCAAAAATCTGATCGGAGGCGTCACTGCTGCTTTCGGCACTGCCGAGCTTATCCGCCTTGCCGATATTTGGTCGGAGTTAAAGTCCCGCGTGGACTTGGCCGCTGGCTCGATGGAGAGCGGCGAGGCTGTGATGATCCGACTTTCGGACATGGCGCGCCGCACGTATTCCGGGCTGGAGCAGACGGCGGAAGGCTGGCTGTCGAACGCCACCGCACTCAAGGAGATGGGGTATAGCACTACGCAGCAGCTCGATTTGGTCGAGACGCTGAACAACGCCCTGGTAATTTCTGCAACCAAGGGGCAAAAAGCGGAAAGCGTCATGGATGCCTGGTCAAAGGCGATGGCGTTGGGAAAGCTCTCCGGCCAGAACTTGAACACGGTCATGCAGTCGGGCGACCGGCTCGCCACTGCGCTGGCCGACTCTATGGGCGTGAACCGGAGCGCCCTGACCCGTCTGGGCAAAGAAGGCAAGATCACGACGAAGGAGATGTACGGCGTCACTTCACAATTGGAGAAGTTGCGGGCCGAAGCCGACTCGATGCCGGCGACAGTCGGCGATGCCGTCCAGCTGTTGAAAGATGCTTTCCTGCAATATGTCGGCGGCATGGACCAGGCCTCGCAGACTTCTGCAAAGCTGGCCGAAAATATCATCCTCCTTGCCGACAATATCGATACGGCTGCCGATACTGCCTTGCAATTCTCGACCGTCATCATTTCCGCACTGACGGGACGAGCGATTGGCGGGATGGTAGCGGCTTTACCGACTGCAACCGCCTCAGTGCTGGCGATGGTGGCAGCAATGAGGGCCGGTACATTGACAGCGACCGGCTTCGCGGCGGCTCTTGGGCCGATGGGACTCTTGCTCGGCGCGGCTGCCGGCGCGCTCTATGTGCTTTCGCAGCGTCAGGATCAGGCCGACATTGCGGCAGGCGAGCACCGCAAGTCGATTGTCCTTCTCAATCAGGAAATTGCCGATCTGGACTATGCCAACAAGTCTGCGGTGCAGTCCACGCGTGACAAGATTAAGGTGGATATTGCCGCTGCGAAAACGGCGTTGGAGCGTGCGAAGTCTGAGCGCGAATTAGCTCGGGCGATAGTCGAGGGACAGGTACGAGGTCGCACGCGCGATCCCGAATTGGCCGAAAAGATTATCGATAAGCAGATGGGTAATTCCCTGACGCTTTTCACAAAGCAGGTCGATCTCCAGCAGAAGGTCATCGAGGACCTTGAAAAGAGCCTGTCGACACTGGAGAGCAATGTTGCCAATCCACCCCAGCGGCTTTCGCTGGGAGGTCACTCCACCGATGAGGGTAAGGGCAAGAAGAAAAAGGAGCGCGTGGACGACTACGAGCGTCTAGCGCAGCGCATTGCTGACACTACTGCCGCGATGGTCGCGGAGACGGAAGTGCAGCGGCAACTCAACCCTCTGGTTGATGATTACGGTTATGCAGTCGCCAAGGCACGATCCGAACATGACCTTCTGACCGCGGCAAAAAAGGCGGGTGTCGAGATCACGCCCAAGCTTCGCGCCGAAATTGAAGGGCTGGCGCAACAATATGCGTTTGCCACGGTTGAGGCGGCCAAGCTCGCAGAAAGCCAAGATGAAATACGGCAGCGGGCAGAGGAAGCGCTTAGTACTGCAAAGGACGCCACGCGCGATCTGATCGACGGCTTCGTTGAGGGCAAATCGGCCGGGGACATGCTGGCCAACACACTGAAAAAGATTGGCGATGCGCTCATCAATGACGTGCTGAACAATCTTTTCAAGATCCAGAATATGGGCGGTGGCGGTGGTGGTTTTCTGTCCGGCCTGCTTGGTCTACTCGGCGGTGGGGGCGGTGGCGGAGATCCGTGGGCAGGATTGAGGCTGGCCGATGGTGGCCATGTTCGCGGCCCCGGCACGTCGCGCAGCGACAGCATCCCGGCTCGCCTGAGCGACGGCGAGTATGTCGTCAATGCCAGGGCCACGAAGCAGTTCCGACCATTGCTGGACGCCATCAACAGCGGCAAGGCGCTGAAGCTGGCGGATGGCGGGCTGGCGTCGTTTCGCGCCCCAACGATGCCGCGCCTTCAGGCGCCAGCCAGTCAGGCTGGGCCGTCCATCACCTTTGCGCCGGTCATTGACGCCCGCGGCGCTGACGTCGCTGCGGTCGAGCGGCTGGCGCAGGTAATGGACAAGCAGAAACGCGAGTTCGAGGCGAACGTGATCAGTACGATCCGCAGCGCGCGCAGCCGGCGCGTGCCGGGGGTTTGAAGGGGTACTGACGAGCAGCGGCGGGCCGCCCGTCAGCATGTTGCCTGAGACACGTACTCAATACACAACGCGGGCCGATATTGCGATCGGCTGGTTAACAAGCTGTGAAAGAGAGCACCATGAGCAAAAGTCAGACAATAGAAGATCGCTTGGCCGCGCTGGAGCGGGCGATTGCCGCCAAGGCAGATCAACCCAACGTCGATATCCTCGAAATCAGATTGGCATCGGTTGAGTTCGCGGCAAACGATCTCAACTCGCGATTGATGCGGGCGGAAGCCGATTCACAAAGTGTCGGCTAGGTCGCGCAGTAGCTTGGCTATAGCCGCCTTGGACAATTCACGAACCTGGCTCTCTTGCTGGTCGCCTGGCGTCAAAACATTGACACCACCGGACACGCTAAACGGCTTCCCACCTCGCCATCCATTGAAGCTGAATTGAGCCGACTCATTGTCGGAATCGTAGCTCAACCGCCGAAGGTTGATGCTGTCGGGCTGCGCCATGTCCAAGTCCTCCCAATTAAACCCCGCCCCATCAAAGCAGCGTGTGCAGAGAGAGTCCATCCGGCATGACCATCTCCTATCCCTTCGACCTGCTGGCAGGCTTCCCTGGCTGGTCGACCGAGTTCGACCTGCTGTGGCGTCAGGAGCAGTCGCGGCAGGCGAACGGCGTCACGCGGGTGAAGGATTTCGGCTCGCCACTGTGGCGCGGCACGTTCCAGTCTCGCTCCATGCGACCGAATGAACTCGACGAGTGGCGGGCGCGGCTGGACGCTATGGAGAACGGATTGCAGCAGTTTCGGGCCCGATCGCTGAGCCGCTGTTATCCGATGGCCTATCCCAACGGCACAGGCATGGGGACAGTCAGTGCTGCGGCCATCAACACCATCAACGCCAATCGCAAATCGATCACCGTCAAGGGCCTGCCGGCTGGCTTCCAGTGGCGCGTTGGCGACATGCTCCAGATCGGCACGCGCAACCTCCATCGCATTCAGGAGGCTGCTGCAGCCGGCGGAACAGGCGTCACAGGGGCATTCGAGATCAGACCACCGCTGTGGCCGGAAACGGCCGTGAATGACCCTGTGACTGTTGTCCGTCCGTCCTGCCTGATGACAGTCGTTCCGGGCAGCGTCAGCAGCACTGCCGACCTTCAGACCGGACGCGGCAGCATCAGCTTTCAGGCTCTAGAGAGCCGCTGACCAGCGTGAGGTAGGCTTTACCGGCCTGCGTCAGCCGATAGTTCGGCCCCTCGGTGCAAAGGCCCTCGCGGCTGAGGTTTTCCAGGCAGAGCTTGATCCACGCGTCCGAGGTCCGTGGCCTGAGACCTGCCAGCATTTCCAGCGCTTCGACCTCGTGAGGGAAGATGCAATCCATTGCTATTCGAATCCATCGTGCCCCCACGCCAAGCTAGAGCCATCCCGGACCCGGCCAAAACCGGAAAACCCTGTATTCACAGATATTTGGTATAGACATGACCCGCAATCTTTCCGCCCCGAATTTCGCGGCGTTGCAGGCGCGTGCGCTGGTCGCGCGTGACTTCCTGCGCATCGTCGCGCGTGATCGCGCCACCGGTGCCCCGCAGGTCGTCGGCTTCTGGTCCGATGTCGGCAACGTGGCTGCGTCCGTGGTGAACCCCGACACTGGCCTGACCAGCACCTACGACTGGTACGGATCCGGTACGCTGATCGAGGTCAGCGACATTCCGCTGGTGGCGAACCTCACAGTCCAGTCGATCACGATCCGCATGTCGCAGATCGACGATCTGGTCGAGCAGGCGGTGCGGCTCTACGACTGCAAACAGGCGCGCGTCGAGGTCTATCGCGGTCTGTTCGATCCGGACACCCGCCAGCTCGTGGCGCCGGCCGCCTGCCGCTTTGTCGGCTTCATCGATCAGATCGAGATCAAGACGCCGGCCGAAGGCGAAGACGGCGGCGTCGAGATGACGGCGGTTTCGCACACACAGGAAATCACCCGCTCCAACCCGGACACGCGCAGCCACGAAAGCCAGAAGCTGCGCCATCCGACCGACAATTTCTATCAGGACGTCGCTGTGGTCGGCGAACAGGAACTTTTCTGGGGCAAGGCCAGCGGCAAGATACCGACAAAACGGGCCTCGTCCGGTGGCGTCGTCGCCAGGCCATCCGGCCGGGACAGCGGCGGCGCTTCCTATGAAGGCGGCGGCTCGCGATGATCAGGGAGGCGGTCGAGCGCGACCGGTTGCGCGTCGTTCAGTTGCTGAAGGATTCACGCGCCGGTGCAGGCTTTGACGATATCGCCGGCCCAACCGGCTTCACCTTCCCGTTCGTTGCGGCCTACGCCGAACGCATGTTCAGGGAGCACTGCGCCGATCCGAACAGCCTCTGTCTCGTCTATGCGCCGGAGGACCGGCCGCAGGGCGTGCTGATGGCCAAGGCATTCGAGCATATGTTCGGCCCGGTCTGGTTCGCACAGGAAACGCTCTGGTGGATCGACCCGGCCCATCGCGGCAAGGCGGCGGTACAGATGCTCGACGGCTACGAGGCATGGGCCAAGGTCCGCAGCTGCGCCTTTGCGGGCATGGCCGGCATGGGGACCGATCCGATCGTTGCACGGCTCTACCTGCGACGCGGCTACCGCGTGGCCGAAACCAACTTTCTGAAAGCGCTTTAGCGCCGGAACTCCGACATGATCTTTTCTGCTATTGGCGCCGCTGTTGCTGGCATCGGCGGCCTGTTGTCATCGACCATGCTGGCGGGCGGCATCGGCTCGCTGCTGCTCAAGGCTGCCGTCGGCATCGGTCTGAACCTTGCCGCGCAGGCATTGGCCGGCAAGCCGGAAGGCCCGTCCTTCACCATTCAGGGCCAGTTGCAGTCCGGTGGCGACGTGCCGCGCGCCTTTCCGCTTGGCTACACGGCCACGGCAGGCTCGCTCGTTTACGCCAATACATGGGGCAGCGAGAAGAAAACCCCGAACGCTTATCTGACGCAGGTGATTGCGCTCTCTGACCTGCCGATCAACAGTCTCGTCGGGCTGTGGGTCAACGGCGAAAAAGTCACGATCGACTGGAGCGACACCAGCTACGGCAGCCGCGGCTATCCGGTGAAGGAATACTGGACCGGTCCCGGCGGCAACCACATGTGGGTGAAGTTCTACGACGGCACCCAGACCGTGGCGGACAGCTTCCTCGTCAACACGGTTTCGAGTGCCGAGCGGCCCTATCAGTCCACCCGCGTCGGTTACGGCGTCTCCTATATCGTGGTGACGACGCAGATCAACGAGGAACTGTTCACCGGCTTTCCGCAGTTCAAGTTCGAGGTCTATGGCCTCAAGCTCTATGACGTCACAAAGGACAGCACGGCGGGCGGCTCCGGCGCGCATCGCTGGTCCGATCCTGCGACATGGGGCGGCGATGGCGATCACCTGCCGGCCGTCCAGCTCTACAATCTGTGGCGCGGTCTGAGCTATGGCGGCAAGTGGCTTTACGGGTTGCAAGGCGTCACCACCGCGCGCCTACCCGCCGCCCATTGGCGAGCGCAAATCCAGAAGTGCCGCGCCGTCATCAAGTCGGGCGGCGCCAATGTGGCGACCTATCGCAGCGGCGCCGAGATCGCGGTTTCGGCACCGCTGGGTGATGCCTCAGAAGCGCTGCTGACGTCGTGCCAAGGCCGCATGTCGGAAGCGGGTGGCGTCTACAAGGTGTTCGTCGGCGCTCCCGGCCTGCCGGTGGCCAGCATAGACGACGGTGTGGTCATATCGACCGAAGAGCAGAGTTTCACGCCGTTCTTCGGGCTGGCGGATTCGATCAATGGCATCGCTGGCAAGCATCCGAACCCGGCCGAGGCTTGGAACGTCAAGGTCGCGCCGCCGATCTATCGCGCCGATCTTGAAGCCAAGGACGGCAACCGCCGCCTGATGGCGGACGTCTCATTCGACTTCGTGCCGTATGCAGACCAAGTTCAGCGGCTGATGAAATCGGCGCTGGAAGAAGCGCAGCGTGCCCGCCGGCACACCTTTGTCCTGCCGCCCGAATACTGGATCCTCGAAGCCGGTGACGTGGTGTCGTGGACCAGCGTGCGCAACGGCTACGTCAACAAGCTGTTCCGCGTCGATGGCGTGATCGACCGCGCCAATCTCGACGTGATGATCGACGTCACCGAGATCGATCCGGCCGATTATGACTGGGATGATGACACAGACTATCGCGTCCCGGTTGATGGCCCGGTCGGCATCATCCGCCCGACGCCGCAGCCGATCATTGATTGGTATGCGGAGGGCGCAGTTATAGACGGCGGTGATGGTAAGAGGCGCGCCGGAATTCGACTTGAATGGGATGGGGATCAGGTTGACGTCGAGGCGGTGCAGTTTGAAGTCAGGAGGCGCGCTGACCTTGTCAGAGTGTATACCGGCCGGACGGACAACGTCGAGGCAGGCGCGATCCTCATATCGCAGAACCTATTCTCGCTAACTGATTATGGCGTCAGGGGGCGGTATATCCCCCGGTCGGATCGATCGACCCTGTGGTCGGATTGGTTGCCGGTCACGACACCGGATCAGCCTTACACGGACATCGATGTTATCGTTGCCAATCTGAGCAAGGAAATCCGCGATCTTGTCGAGCGAAATAATCGACAGATGGACGAAGTGCGTGAGCGCATCGAATTCCTCGCTGCCAATACCGGCTCGGCCAACATTGAAGACATTGTCGAGCGCCAGAGCTTCGTCAAGGAATTCGGCCGCACCAAGGCTCTGATCGTGAAGGAGAGCGGTGAACGCGTCAGCGAGAATGCGGCGCTGGCCTACGACATCGTATTGCTCGACACACGCATCGAGGATGCCGAAGGCCTGATCGCCGGTCAGGCAAGTGTGATCAGCGAAATGCGGACCGAG